AATGACCACCCCAACTAGGTTATGCCTCTTATACCAGCCAAACCACTGCCTAAAGGTAGGCCAGCGAGACTCTGGCACGCCAGAGAGTTCAATGTATTCCATAGCCGTCATATAGTTTTTTGTATCTGGATTGTGTCTGGGTTGGCTGCCGCAATGATTTGACGGATAGAAAACTGGCCTGTTGAGCTTGCAACCTTGACAGCCAAATTACGCCATTTCTCGTAGGTGCGTAAATCGTTGGCAACCTTGTTCCTTGCGGAAGCAGTAAGAACGGCTGGCAGAACGAATGGCAAGGTTAGCTCGATACTGGATGCGTCTATATTAGCCAATACGGATATAAACGATGAGTCTGTATCACGCTGGATGAATACGTCAACATCCTCGCTAAACGTCTTGTCAAAGCTTATCTCAAAATGACTTCCATGTTTGTCTGCAAAAGGATCGCCAAAGATGAACGCCCTAGTAGAGACATAAGACTCATAATACGACCCAGCATCCTTGTAATCACCTTCCAGCGTTGAGTTTAATGTCTTGTACCCATTATAGTTTGTAATCAAACCATTGGAAGTCTTGGCGGCAAGCCTGCGTCCTAGAGCACTAAAGTTTGTTTGGGTAAACTGGATAGCTCCAAAGCTCCAGGTTCCCTCAAAGGATTGCAGGATTGTATTGTAAACTATCATCGCATTACAGGTGTCGCTTGAACTTGTAGGTACAGAAAGTATATACCGATTGTCATTAAAGATTGCGTATGACTTGCCAATCTCAACTGGATTGATGGTAAGGATAACGTCTTTGATAACCTCGCTCAGTGGCAACCCAACTGAAGTAAAATCATCATTAACAGACCTACTGAGCGAGCGTATCCCATCTGATGCCAAGAAGAATATGTCGGAATTGACCTGCACAGCCGACTTTTCAGCCGCACACCCAACTGTTGAACTAAGCTGTTCAACCACCCAATCAGCAGCAGAAGTCATGTCGGGTGGAATAGTTACTTGGTAAATCTTGGATGCCTTTAATACAACTAGGCGATTGGCGTAGTACGGCACAACTGCAACTATCTCTTCCCCATCCCCGCTTCCAACAACAATGCTGTTGGTTGCTGCCCATAGGCCAGCATCAAGAAGGTCAGAGCAATAAAGTGTATTTCGTGATACATCGTTACCTACTCCAAACAACCTGTTCCCACTGGAAACAATGATACGCAGTGCAGTAGGAGGTATGCCCATAGAAGGGGTTGCGGTAGCTCCAGAACCATCGCCAATAATTGTTACAGTAGGCGTGATTGAATAACCACCACCAGAATTGTCTGATACAAGAACCTCAGTAACGGCTCCACCAGCTACTGATGTAACTAGGGTTGGAGGTACGCCACCAAGATTAGGGCTAGTAATAATTGCGGTTGCAGATGTATAACCAGTGCCAGCGGTATCTACTGTAATCGCTCTTAGCTTTCCACCCTGTTGCTTGACGTTTGTACCATCCCAAACCATTAGCGATCCAGCACCATCAACTAGGTATTCCAAGTCATTGAACTGAGTCATATTGACTCTTGCTGTGGCTGCAACTAAGTAGCCATTCTCCCATACTTGATTCGTTGTAGCCCAAGTCGAGGTTGTGGCCGACCAAGTGGCAAGGGCTGGTTGCCTTGTCGCAACGCCTGCGTTGTTTATAGAAAACAATCTTCCGCTGGAAACTGTAAGCAACTGCTCGTTGCTGAAGGTATCGTAGTAGCCAATCCCGCCAACTGAGTTTGAGCCAGTTGTGGTGGCTCCTGTGGAGAAGCTTGCAAATCCGTACCTAGTCTCCACTCTGCCCTGCGGAGACAGGGTCATGTTCTTTAACTCTTGTACTTGGTTCTCAGCCAAGTTATCCGATTGAACACCGCTGGCCTGACCGCCGTTGAATTGACGGATTCCGTCAAACGCCAGCACGTCATCGGTTGCGTCCGTAAAATAAGGCATTGCTTCTAGCCTCCTAGATAATCTCTTCGATTGATAGATCGCCTAAACTGATTGGTGTAATCTGCTTCATCCCGCCTACTTGGGATAGTTCGTAGTTCGCCATCGCAGCGAGATCGGCGTTAGCAGCCTGCGTAACGATCTGCGACTTACCATACTGACGCTCACGCTCTAGGGCATCAGCGTGGGTTAAGGCAAGGACAACGTGGCTGACATGGGGCAAGCGAAGCTCATCGTTGATTGCGCTGGCAGAGGGTGGAAAGTCCACGACATAGTTGGTTCTGGTTAAGCACTGAAGCTTTTCCACAACTAAGAGCGTGTTGGTGCTGGTAGTTTCTAGGATTGGGTAGAGATCAAGTTCCGCTGTCCCGCTAGTGTTGCGACCCTTGAAGTAAAAGAATACAGGCGTGCCAGTGCTAGAGTCATCAAGTAAAGCAGAGTTTTGGCTGACAATGGTTGCAAGATCCATCGCCTGCAACTCTGAATTGCTGTAGGCAACCGAAAGCGGGTTCTCTACATTTGAACCAAGGGTGACTGTCCTGCTACCAGCGGTAACAGCGTAGGTAGATGTGGTGACAGTCTCGCGCCAAGGGGCGAAGTTCCAAACCCGCCTGTAGTTCAGGCTGGCTGACTTCTGTAAGAAGGTAAGCGTATCGGCATCAGTCTTGCCGATCTTCTCACCCGCATACTGGGCGATTTCGGTTAGGGTCATTTAGTTAAGCCTGCTCAACGCCAAGCCAAACAAGCCATCTATTGTAATCTTCAGTTGAGATTGCATCATAGTCAGGAGTTGGATCGGATTGAGTCTTGATATAATTAGTAAACTTTGAATTACTTTCCCAAGTAAACTGATAAACAACTTCTTGATCTGTATCTGATATAAGTGTTTTCATGCGTAGTATGGGATCTTTCTTGATGTTCCATTGATTGAAACAGTTAAATATCCAGCGGCAGTTGCTGGAAGAGTAAATCCTCCTGTTGCCGCAGTAGTCGAAACAGTCGCATTGCTCATCGTTAAATCACCATGAACATGAAGTTTTGAAAGGGCAATTGCTGTTCCGATTGAAACATTGCCACTCGAATCAATGCGAAGGCGTTCGGAATCACTTGTATGAAGCGTAATCGGCTTAAAAGCACCAGTTGATACAAAAGATGAAAAAACCCTGTTTGTATCTGAAGCCGAATCGTATCCAATGCCAATAAAAGTATCGTTTGCGCTATTGATACTAACTACGCCCAGCGATGATGAGCCAGTATTACCAGACTGTTTTGATGATAATCTATAAACAGGACTCGTAATCCCAATCCCAACATTTCCGCTTGAGTCAATCCTCATTTTCTCAGTAAGTCCTGCTAGATTTGCTCTTGTTGTAAATTTTAATGCTGATGCATAATTACCTGTTGTTCCGTTCTCTTTTACTCCCTCAATTCCAGCCATTGCTGCAATGTTGGTTGTTCCTGTTGTCGCTATATTTGTTCCGAATACCAAACCAGAACCAACGCCAGAAACAGCAGTTGCCGTATTCAAAATGTTTGCTGTGTAAATCGCACCGCTGTCTGAAGTATTTGCCCCATAAACCGAAAGCTTGCTATCAGGAGCCGCTACCCCAATCCCAACATTGCCGCTGTTATCAACAACAGCGAGTGTTGATCCTGCATTAAAATTTAATTTAAGAGCGGAGTCATCTGCAGTATAGCCCAATCTAAACTGATTGGCTCCGTCTGGACGATCAAATTGAATTGCGCCCCCAGTTGCTATGTGAAGTTTCGAGTTAGGACTCGTAGTCCCAAGCCCAAAATTTCCAGTAGCATTCTTGTAAATCTGCCCACTGCCGATATTAACTACATTTGTAGATCCAGTAATTGTTCCAGTTGCGACAAGCGTACCAATCGTTCCAGTGGTATTGTTAAGCGTTCCAATCGTTCCAGTAGTACAATTAAGCGTGTTAATCGTACCTTGAGTAAATATCGCTGATCCTTGGCTAATGTTGGCCGTGCTTGAGGTAAGAGACTGAATTGTTCCAGTAGTGCTATTTAGAATGCCAACTGTACCCCTGGTATTGTTTATCGTTCCAAGGGTAGAAAGTTGTGTGACATTTAAATTGCCAGTTAAGCTTAAATTTGAAAAAGTTCCATTGGTCAAGCCATCGTTTAAGAGCTTCTGAACTGTCACCCGATTGGCCGCGCCACTATCTCCGTTATCTACATCTGCAATAAGAAGCTGATCTGCCGTGCTGACAGTTGCAACCATTGCTGTTTGTTCGGAGATTAGGCCAGTATAAATGTCCAGTAGGCCAGCAATGTTGTTTAGCTTTGCGCCTGTTACTGTATCGCCATCGGCGAAAGATTGACCTGCGTTAAATTTACTCATGCTATAAACCTCATTGCGGTTGCGTATAGCGTTCCTGCGGGAGTTGTGCCGTGGGAAACTATATCTGTATTAAGTATTACATATCGAATCGTA